CGTGATGCTCCTAGTGTTCGTTTCTACGACCAAGATCAAGACAACGCAATTAAGAACTTAATTACCATCGTAATCGAGGAAAGAATTGCCTTAGCTAAGCCTTATCAAAATGCAATCTTCTACGATTCATTTGCCGACGTAATTACTGCAATTAGCTAGTAGTTAATTCCTATAAATTAAAGCCTCGCATCATGCGGGGCTTTTTTGTTATCTTTGTATAAATCAAGAATATGCAAGTTAAAGTAATTCGCACTCATTTAGATAGGGATCATATCAAACGCGCAAAAGGCGAGATTTATACCACATCTAGCTATAATGGCAAATGGTTAAAAGACTTGGGAATGGTTACGGAGTATATCGAAAGCCCTAAGATTGAGAAACCAAAAGACCAATGCAAGCCTAAAGATGTAGTACCGGTAAAAAAGCGCAAAAACGTAAAAGGAAAATAGATGTTAATTCAAAACAACATTGTAAGCGAAACAGGGGCCGAGCCAATTACAACGGCTTACCTTAAAAACTATTTGCGTATCGGATTTGATACGGACGATGACACTATTACATCTGTTTTGAAGTCAGCAAGGCAATTAGTTGAAAAGTACATTGAACAGGCTCTAGTCAGTAAGAATTACAAAGCCTATTTCTACTCTTTTGAAGAGTGGGACGTGGTAAATTATTACTATAAACTAGAACTACCTATTAGTCCAGTAACAACGGTTACAGCGGTTAAAATTGTGGCGGTAGATGGTACAGAAACGGCAACTACTGATTTTACTACTACGGGACTAGATGAAAAGACTATTACAGTACCGATCGCTTTAAATCTAGCGGGTAGTGTTGGTGTTGGTTACATTGTTGAGTACACCGCCTTTAATGATGCGATTGACGAACCTATTAAAGATGCTATTTGCAAATTAGCGGGCGAACTATACGAGAATCGGCAAGATAGCGCGGTGGATGTTAGTATTAGTGCATTGCCATTTGATGTAAAAAGGATTCTAAACGTATATCGCAAAACCTTTATCTAATGCCAAAGGGTATAAACATAGGATCATTCAGAGACCGTGTAAGCTTTGAAACGGCAAGCGCGGTTAGTGATGGCCAGGGCGGGCAGATACTTACATGGAGTGAAGAGTTTGCTAGTTATGCTGAGGTAATAGAAATATCAGGAGATAGGGCCGAAAGGTTTGGCCAAGTGAATTATAATCGAACCTTTAAGATTCGTTTAAGGTTCCGAAATGATGACACGACTAATTATGAAACCAAGTACCGGATAATTTACCAAGGTTTAGTTTTAACAATCCATAGGATATTAAGCAATAATGAGAGTATTGTTGAAATCCTAGCTTATACGACGGGGAAATGATAACGGCAAAGATTCAGCAGGTAGACATTAATGCACTTGTATCGCGGTTTAAAAAAGCAGGTGCAGAACTTAATAAGTCCGTAGCTGATGATTTAGCCGAAAGCGCTTTAGAGATTCGCAACGGGGCAATTAGGCGCGCACCCGTCGATGGTGGACGTTTACGCGGGGATATTAATATCCGTAAGATTAGGCCAAATGGATTGCTTTGGAATGTAAACGTAAAAGCTAAATACGCGCCTTATATGGAGTTTGGAACAGGTAAAAAAGTGAACCTTACCGAATTAACGGACGCGGGATTTCCTGAGACATACGCAGCCCAATTTAAAGGACAAGGTATTAGGCAAGTAAACCTACAACCCAAACCCTTTTTATTTCCAAGTGTAAACGAGGAAGCACCGCGACTAATGAAACAACTAAGAAACACAATCCGAGTAAGTGGGCGTAAATTCTAAATTTAAGGTTATCGTATTTACTCCAATATGGGGTAGGCATGATATTGTAAGGATATGGCAAAAAGGTATTGAGAGAATTAAAAACTATTGGCCTGAGGCTATTGAAATAATTCCTTTCTGCATGGTATCAAATAAGGCCGATAAAGACATGATTGAGTCTTTTGGTTATCAATATACCTATTGCGATAATACACCTTTAGGAGCGAAGCATAACGCGGGCGCAATGGCTTTAAAAGATATTGACTTTGACTACATATTGCAATTAGGATCGGACGACCTGATTACAAACGAATATCTTGAATATGCTTTAGCGGCAATGGTAGAAGGTAAACAACTATTTGGAGTTAATAAGCTACTATTTTGCGAACCAAAGAAACAATCCGCTTGTAGTTTTCACCTTACCACTCAATCCTATACACTTATAGGCGCGGGTCGATTTATATCACGCGAAGCAATCGAGAAACTGAATTATAAACTTTGGCTCGATGGAATAAATCGAGGGCTTGATATGACTAGCCAATCCAATCTAGCTAACATTGGGATTAGTCCAGAGGTTTTAGAGATTTATAAGTATTGCGTTTTAGATGTCAAGTCGGACACTAATATTTGGAGCTATAAACACTTCGCCGACAATCACCCGAAAGCTAATTACAACCTTGTAAAACATTTATTTCCCGAAATATGAAAGACCCTAGCAATAAAGTAGCTCAGGCGGTTTATGCCCTACTAAATAATAATGTCACTGTTTCGGGTATTACATGGCCCGTTTATCAAGTCGTCCCCGATTCTGTGGATGCGGGTTACGTTTATATTGGAGATTTTCAATACTCGGACGATAGCACAAAAGATAGGTTTTTAAGTTCGTGTAATTTACAAGTCCAGGTTGTTAACTACCAATTAGACCAAGGAGGAAGCGCGAAGTTTTTTAAAGACATGGTTAGTAAGGTACAAGAGTTGATAAACCCAACCGTTACAAGCACTTTAGATTTATCACCTACATTTAATAATACTTATCTTTACACTCAAAATGTGATAGATGCGGGCGGTTTTTTCCCGAATGGAAACGAACAAAGGGCGGTAATCACTTTTAACCTTGAAATTGAGCAACTTTAATAAATAGAAATGGCAGTTACTAACGGAACATCGGTATTACTTCAAATTGGAGGAACAACCATTAACGCTACTACTAATCATACATTTAGCTTGTCTATTGATATGATTGATGTTACTACTAAAGATAGTGCAGGGCATAAGGAATATATAGCGGGCGAAGATGACGCAACTATATCTTTAGAGGGTCTTTATGATCCCGCTGCAACTTATTCCTTTAGTGATTTATTTGCAGCCGCAACAGGTAAAGCTGCCGCTACTTTAATATTTGGACTTGAGAGTATTGGGGCCAAGGCTTATCAGTTAAACGGGTTAATTATGAACCTAGAACTTAGCGGAGCAAAAAACGAAGCTGGTACTTTTACCTGCGAATTCCAAAAAAGCGGTGCAGTAACTGAGATTACTATTACCTAATTTATGAAGCAATTAGAGATTAACGGCAAAACCTATAATGTAGAGTTTAATAATTACGTTCTGCATTTATATGGTGATCTTGCTGGTTTGGATAAGTATAGCGACGTAGCTGATGACTTAAACGAAATCAGTGAGGTAATGCAAGGTAAAAACGAGGCTAAAATTTCTACTCATAAGAAATTAGCCCGACTTTGTTTCGCTTGTTTGAAATCTTCTAATAAAGACTTTGATTTATCCGAGGAAGATATTTTAAAGGAGCTTGTAAATAGTCCAGAGGTTGCAATTGTTATTTTGACCGAGACGCACGAAGCAATGCCTAAGCCTCACAAAGAGGATAGGGTTGATAGTGATAAAAAAAAAGTTTATCCGAAAAAGTAGAAATATACTTTGATGACCTGCTAGATTTAGCAGCGGAGATCAGTTTGCGAGAGAGGGATTATTTTGAGATGAAGCCGCGAGAGTTTGATAGACTTTATCGCGGCTTTTTACTTCGCGAAGAACGGCAATGGGAACGGATAAGAGACCTTATTTTTATTACAATAAAGGTCAATACTAATAAGGGGCCAAAGAAGCCTGAGGATATTCGTAGGTTACCAATAATAGACGCTTTAAAACCTAAAGTAATTCACCAAGATAACGACGTACATGAAAGGCTAAGGACTTTAGCGGCAAAGCTGAATAAAACTAATAAGTAAGATGGCAAATACAACGGGCGATTTAAACGTAGATATTGGGGCAACGCTAACCAAGTTAGATAAAGCACTTAAAGATTTAGGCGGTAAGTTTGATAAGGCAAATAAGGGAGTACAAAGTAGTGCAAAACAATCTAGTGGAAAAGTTGAGTCATCGTGGACTACTGGATTAAATAAGATTGCTTATGGCATGGCGGCGGCTTTTTCTGTTCAAGCTATTGCCGCATTTGCTAAGGAGTCATTTTTAATGGCCGCAAGCCTAGAAGGTATTGAAAACGCATTTAATCGTATTGGCAGTAAGAAAGTATTTGACGACCTGCAAAAAGCAACTGCGGGAACGGTAAGCCAATTAGATTTAATGAAGGCGGCTGTTCAAGCCTCAAACTTTCAAATACCCGTTGATAAACTAGCAAGCCTATTCGAGTTTGCAAGACGTAGGGCGAAAGAAACGGGCGAAAGCGTAGATTACTTAGTAAATTCTATTGTATTGGGTATTGGTCGTAAATCTCCACTTATACTTGATAACTTGGGTATTAGCGCGGTCAGGTTACGCGAAGAGTTAAAAGGGGTAGGTGTAGAATCTGCTACCGTTGCCGATATAACGGAGATTGTAGGCCGTATCGCTCAAGAGGAAATGGGCAAGATGGGCGAAGAAGTTGAAAGCTCAGCCGATGAGGTACAACGATTAGCCGCTGAATTTGATAACCTTAAAATAGCAATAGGGCAGAGGTTAGTACAGGCAATTACTGGAGGTAATGGTAAATTGGCTGATATGCTATCATACCTCACTAAAATTATTAAAAAAGGTGAATTTCTTAGTGGGGGTTTAATATCTGATTTAGAGACAATACAACAATCTACATATGATAAAGCTAAAGGTGGTCTAGAGGAATTGATAAAAAAATATGGTTCAGTTGAAAATGTCATTTCTAAATTAAAAGAAACATCTGAACAATGGCGAAAAACAGCAAATAAGCCGATTAAAACTATAGGCATATTTAATGAAAATACAGGTCGGTGGGATGACCAAACAGAAAAGATAAAAAACCAAAACAGAATATTAAACGCCCAAGCTCAAGCATATATGGACCTTGCTAAAGAGCTACAGCAAGCTTTAGATGCTAAAAACGCACTAAATAAAGAAAGTCAAAAGGAGATAGATTTACAAAATCAGTTATTAAAAGCACAAAATATATATCAAGCTGCCAAGGCTGCGGGTTTAAACAACGGAACTATTACAGGCCCAGGCAATGCACTAGCAAATGTAACGCCCGAAGATTTAGCAGGATTACAAGCCTTCATAGATCAAGATTTAGCGGGTATTGAAAATCTAGATGCGGCAAGCGCTGAGTTTTTTGCAAAGAGACAAACGGACTTACAAAACCTTTCAAGTGCATCTATGTTTTTTGGAGCATCATTAACTAATGCTTTTCGTAAAAGCATGGATGAAGGGGCCGACTTTGGAGATGTACTAGGAAAGATGCTAGAAGATGTAATTAAGCAACTACTAGCAGCGGCGGCGGCGGCCTTTGCTTTATCGGTTATTATGGCTAGTTTTGGAATGGGCGGTTTCGGATTAGCGAAAGGCGCGAGCTTTAGCCAATTATTTACGGCTGGATTTGGGAATATGTCAGG